ACTTCTCTACTAGAAAGCCGAGAGCTGTTTGGTTGGAATCCAGTTTGGAATTCAGCACAATATATGGTAGCGTCCGTAGGAAGAGTTACTGTCATCACAACAGATGGAGATTAAAATGTCAGCACCTAAAAAATCCTTGCGTCCCAAAGCTCGCCCCAAATCTATCTATGGGGTCGAAGAGATGAGTACACAAAGTCCTGATGGTCTCACCATAGCAGAGCGCGAAAAGAAAGAGAAAGCTGAGAAAAAGATGTACGGTGGGAAAATGAAAAAACCTGTTGCTATGAAGTACGGTGGCAAAATGCCCAAGAAGATGGGCATGGGCGGCAGTATGTGTCGTGGTATGGGAGCTGCAACTCGCGGCGGAAACTTTAAAATGGGTTAAGTTCAAATGAACTATTCTGAGTTATCACAGGCCATACAGGACTACACTGAGAACAACGAGACAACCTTCGTCTCGCAGATTCCTACGTTTGTAGAACAAGCTGAAGAAAACATACATAGAACTGTTTTGATTCCAGAGCTTCGCAAGAATGTAACTGCCAATATGACCAACGGTAACCGTTTCCTTGCAAGGCCATCAGACTTCTTAGCCCCATTCTCTATGGCGGTCATAGATGACTCTGGCGACTATACCTACATGCTCCCCAAGGATGTAAACTTCATCCGCGAAGCATATCCAAACAAGTCTACCTCCGGTCTTCCTAAGTACTACGCGGAGTTTGATGGCGATGTTCAGTCTACGTCTTCACCGGGAAATTTTATTCTAGGCCCAACCCCTAATGGTGCTTATGAAGTTCAATTGCACTATTATTTCGACCCTCCCTCTATTGTTACCTCAAGTACTTCTTGGCTTGGTGATAACGCAGAAGAGGCTTTACTTCACGGCAGTCTCGTGAACGCTTACATATTTATGAAGGGTGACGGGGATGTGCTTGCAATGTATCAACAGCGATTTAAAGACGCCATGCAGCGGCTGATGGTTCTTGGTGAGGGAAGACTGAAGCGCGATGACTATCGTGACGGCCAGCCAAGGTTGGAGATGTAGATGTTTGAGCTAAAGACAAACACCCCCCAAAATGAACAAGTGGTATTGGTAAATACTACTAAGGGTCGTGGCTTCACGCCAGAAGAGCTTTCTGAGCAATGCGTTCAGAAATTGATCTCTGTATCTGATACGGCACCCCCAGCCATCAGGGATCAAGCCCGTGCTTTTTCAAAGCACATTGAGACGCTTGTTGCATATTATATGCGGCAGGCTATTCGCAGCGACAGAACCAGTGTATATAATGCACTTAATGATGCGGGGCATCCCGACCTAGCCGATCTTATAAGGAGACTTTGACATGGCTTTTACTGGTAACTTCATGTGTACGTCATTCAAGAAAGAGCTTCTTGAAGGCGGACATAACTTTTCACTCAGCGGCGGCGACACCTTTAAGCTCGCCCTGTATGACAACAACGCTTCGTTTACTGCGGCGACCACAGATTACACGGCTACTGATGAAGTAGGCAATTCTGGTTCCTATGCTGCTGGTGGCGGAACGCTTACACGGATCGACCCTACGTCTTCCGGTACAACCGCATTCGCGGACTTTGCGGACCTGACGTTTACGTCTGCTACCATCACTGCTCGCGGTGCGTTGATTTACAACACAACCGAAGGCGCAGGCACAGGAACAACAAACTCTGTTGTGGTTCTAGACTTTGGCGCTGACAAGACCTCAACATCTGGAGACTTCCAAATTGTCTTCCCAACTGCGGATGCGTCTAACGCAATCATCCGTATCGCCTAAATACTTTAAGGAGAGCGCGGCATGGCCCTTGTTGTCAAAGACCGAGTCAAGGAGTCAAGTACAACTTCTGGCACCGGAACATTAACGCTAGCTGGCGCGGTAACAGGCTTTCAGGCTTTTTCTGCTGCGCTCTCCAACGGCGACACAACCTACTACGCCATTGCTGAATCAAGCACTGGTGCGTGGGAAGTAGGTCTTGGTACATATACCACGTCTGGAACGACACTGGCTCGGACAACAGTTTTGTCTAGCTCCAACAGCGGCTCTGCAGTTAACTTGTCTGGAGCGGGTGCTGAGGTGTTCATCACTCAGCCTGCGGACAAAGCAGCGTACTTCGATTCTTCTGGTGATCTTTTCCTGAACCAAGACCCGACCTCGGCACTTCAATCTGCAACGAAACAGTATGTGGACACGATTGCTGCGGCTGGCATCCATTATCACGATCCTGTCCGAGTTGAGCGTGAGGGCAACCTTACTGCGACTTACAACAACGGAACGGCTGGGGTTGGCGCTACTCTTACAAACTCTGGCACTCAAGCTGCGTTGGTTATTGATGGGGTAACTCTCAATAGTGCCGACCGTGTTCTTGTGTATGAACAAACTAATCAGACCCAAAACGGCATTTATACCGTCACCAACACAGGTTCTGCCAGCACGAACTGGGTACTTACCCGTGCGACAGACGCTGACAGTTACGGTCCATCAGACCCTGACTCCCTTGGTCAGGGCGATGCGTTCTTTGTGCAGGAAGGTGCGGCGGGCGCTGGTGAAACCTATGTGATGAACACCGAGGGTACGATTACCTTTGGCACAACAAACATCACCTTTGCTCAGTTCTCCTCCGCACAGATTTACTCTGCGGGTGACGGTCTTACGCTTACGGGTGTGACTTTTGCTGCGGGTGCTGGCACTGGTGTTACAGTCAATGCAAACGACATTGCGATTGGTCAGGATGTAGGGACATCTTCGAATGTGACGTTCAACACTGTTAATGCTGATCTCACAGGTGCTGTTACTGGTAATGTGACTGGTAATGCGTCTACTGCCTCTGCATTACAAACGGCTCGAAACATTGCACTGACAGGGGCTGTCACTGGCTCAACCAGCTTTGACGGCTCTGGCAACGTCAGCATCACGACCACAGCAACGTCCGATCCCACGATTACCTTGGGCGGCGACCTTTCTGGTTCCGCTACACTCACGAACTTGGGCAACGCCACACTCACGGCTACGATCAATGCGAACTCGGTTGCGCTCGGCACAGACACCACAGGCAACTATGTTGGCTCTGGTGCAACAAGCGGCAACGGTATTTCTGGTTCTGTTAGCTCAGAGGGCGGCACGTTTACTGTTACGTCCAACGCCACAAATCTTAATACTGGAAGCACTACAGTTTTTCGTGACGCATCGGGCAACTTCTCCGCTGGTACAATCACAGCGGCTTTGAGCGGCAACGCCACAACGGCAACTTCGGCGGCAGCACTTACGACTGCTCGCAACATTGCTGTGTCTGGCGCGGTTACTGGCAATGCCAACTTTGATGGCTCTGGAAACATCACCATCAGCACGACTGCGACCTCTGACCCAACGATCACTTTGGGTGGCGATCTTTCCGGTTCGGCCACACTGACCAACTTGGGCAATGCTACGCTGACAGCGACAATCAACGCTAACTCTGTTGCTCTCGGTACAGATACTACAGGTGACTATATCGCTGCAGTTTCCGCAGGTACGGCGGTCGACATCTCTGGTTCTGGTGGCGAGGGCGCTACTGCCATAGTCAGTGTTGACCTAAGCGAGCTTCCCACCTCCACCACTAACGGTGACGGCGATTACTTTGTAGTGGTTGATACGTCCAATGCGCAGCGCAAGCTGACCAAAGGCAACATAAACATCAGTGGCTTTAACAACGACGCTGGGTTCACTACAAATGTGGGCGATATTACGGGTGTGACCGCAGGTACAAACCTCACTGGCGGCGGCACATCAGGAGCAGTTACCCTCAACATGGCTACTGGCGGCGTCGGCTCAGGCACATACGGCTCAACATCTAACGCTACAAAAATCGACACCATTACAGTAGACGCCTATGGTCGAGTAACAGCAGTAGCAACAGGGGCGACTGGCGATATTGACGCTGTTACAGCAGGGACAGGTCTTTCTGGCGGCGGATCGAGTGGCAGTGTGACGCTGAATGTCGATCTGTCTGAACTGACGGACATGACAGACGGTATGTTAGGCACGGACGAATTTATTGTCCTTGATGCTGGTGCAGACCGTCGTAAAGCTGCGAACGAAATCGGATTAAGCATTTTCAACAATGACGCTGGGTTCACCACCAACGTGGGCGACATTACGGGTGTCACCGCAGGCTCCGGCATATCAGGCGGCGGTACGTCTGGTACTGTAACGGTGTCACATGCTGACACTTCATCTCAGAGCAGTGTAGACAACAGCGGTGCCACGGTTATCCAAGACGTTACGCTAGACACATATGGACACGTTACAGGCCTTGGTTCACATACCCTTACCTTAGCAAACTTGGGCTACACTGGTGCAACTAATGCTAACTACATCACCAATAACAACCAGCTAACAAATGGTGCTGGCTACACAACTTACACCGCAAACCAGAGTTTAAATACGAGTAACAGCCCATCGTTTGCGGGTGTAAACATCAACGGCAACTTGAACGCCGTAGATAACATTTACCTCGCCAACGCCCTCTACCATGAGGGTGATACCAACACCTACCTTGTGTTTGGCACAGACACTATTACTCTTGCTACCGCTGGCTCTTCTGAGGTAACCGTCAACTCCACAGGTGTACGTCTAGGCGACACAGGCAACGGCTACTTCCAACCTGTCACTGGCAACTACGGCTCTGTGCAGATTGATGGCGGTGCGCATACTGGCTATGAAGGTTACAGTATTGGTGGTCGTGCCGTGTTTATGCACGATAACTCTAGCACTATGGGTCTGTACGATGACGTAAATAATGAATGGGGCATTAGATATACATTCAACGGCGCTGCAGAGTTGTTTTACAACGGCGTTACCAAGCTGCAAACCATTAGCAACGGGGTGAACATCAGCGGCGACCTAAACGCTGTTGATAATGTTTATGTTGCAAATGCGGTTCTTCACGAAGGTGACACCGACACCTACATGCAGTTTCACGCTGCGGATCAGTGGCGTGTTGTAACAGGTGGGACAGAACGTCTTGAGGTAAACAACTCAGCAATAACAGCCTCTACTGATATTATAATAGCTGGCACTGGAAATTACTTACAGTTCCCTGATGGTACGCAGCAAACAACTGCTGCTACAGGCGGTGGCGCATCTTATTTACAAGCATGGGTTGGAAAAGATAGTGGCACTGCGAATACATTAAACAGCGTAGCAGGTGATGGCTCAGGTAATTGGGTTGCTGTAGGGTCAAGCGGTGTAGTATGCAGATCAACCAATAATGGCTCTACTTGGGCAGCAGCCACCGTTTCTGGTGCAACCACTTTTCAGGATGTAGCAACTGATGGCTCAGGTAATTGGGTTGCTGTAGGGGGTAATGGTCAGGTGTATTACTCGTCAAATGCTGGTTCTACTTGGACTGCGGGGACATCTGGCGTTGGCAGCAATGAAATCACTGGCGTGGCAACAGACGGCTCAGGTAATTGGCTGTTTGTTGATAATGGCGGGCAATGCAGAAAATCCACAAACAACGGTTCTACTTGGAGTTATTTAGCTAATCCCGGAGGGGCAACTTCCACTCTACGGGGGATAAGATATGGAAACGGCTCTTGGCTTACTTGGAACTCCTCTAACGTCCTGTATCGTTCTACAAATACAGGTACTAGTTTTGCTTATGAAGAGAGTATCAATATAAAAGAGAAGGCTGTCGGAACAGATGGGGCAGGTAATTGGATAGTAGGTAGGGATGGTGGCTTGGTTTATAAGTCAACTGATGACGGTGCCACATGGGCTTTTACAGGTGATTATGGTTTTGGTAATGGGAGTGGTACAAACAGCCCCACCACAATTGCTGGCAGCGGAGATGGCGTGGTTATAGTTAATAGATCTAACGAAAGCGCCCCTGCTGGAGGGGGTCTTACCTTTCTTATATATGATGACTCTGGTGACTTTGGTGATTATAGCACTTCATCATCTAACTCTGGTAACTTTAGGGGATGGAGAGGTATGTCTTCAGATGGTGCAGGTAGCTGGGTAGGTGTTGGTAGCTCTGGTGCCATAGGTGTAGCTCAAGAGTAATGAGTAATTTGTTTAAAAAGGAGGTTTACTAAAATGGCATACGCTAAAGTAAACGGCAGTACATTAGAGCAGTACCCCTACAAACGCTCTACTATGTACAATGATTTTCCAGACCTTCGAAGAAGGCCTATCATACCACCGTCAGAGCTTCCTGATGGGGTTGTTGTTGTGGTAGGTGAGACCCCTGATTCTTTTGACCGCAACACACAAAAACTATCTTACGCCCAAACGCCCGTACTTAAAGAGGGTAAGTGGGTGTTACCATTTACAATCACCGATAAAACAGAAGAAGATATTGCTTTAGAGTCTGCATATGCAAGAAATAGAAGAGACATTCTTTTAGCTGAAACAGATCACTGGGCTTTTCCAGACACTCCAGACATGACGCCAGAACAAATTGCATACCGTCAAGCACTGCGTGATATTACCGCACATGTGAACTGGCCACACTTGAGCGATGACGACTGGCCATCTGAGCCTGCATAGGAAGGACGTTTAGATGTTTAGCTCCGCACCCTTTGCTGCTGGCACCTTTGCTGGGCTAGGAACGGTAAACGAGTCTGTCTCAATTACTGGCGTTTCTGCTGCGGGGCAAGTGGGTACAGCACAAGCTCGCAACGTAAACCGTTTCTTCGTGACAGGCGTTGAGGCTAACGGCGCAGTTGGCTCCGTTACGGTAGTTGCGAAAGCAAATGTCAGCCCAACCAGTGCTGCTGGTACAGGCGAAGCGGGCCAAGTAACGATTACCGCAGGGTCTAGTGCCACCGTAACGGGCGTACAAGGCACAGGTGAGGTCGGAACCGCCGAGGGGCAAGCGGGGGCTGATGTTCCTGTTTCTGGCGTTGAAGCTACAGGTGGCATTGGTTCGGTAACAATAACCGGCGCTGCTACGGTTCTGCCGACTGGTGTTGAGGCTACAGGCGCTGCTGGTCAAGCAGGCGTTTCCGGTGATGCCAACGTAGGCGTGACTGGCGTCGAGGCCATCGGAGCTGCTGGTCAAGCGGGAGTTCAGGCTGGCGCGGATGTCCCAGTAACCGGCATTGAGGCTACCGGCTCGGTTGGTTCTGTTTCCGTAACAGCTGGCGCTTCTGTTGTGCCGACCGGCGTTGAAGGTACAGGCGCTGCGGGACAGGCCTCTGTTGAAGCGGGTGCGATTGTTCCAGCAACAGGTTTGGAGGCAGACGGAGAGGTCGGTTCGGTCACGATTCGCTCTGGCGCGATTGTTTATGTTACTGGTGTTGAAGCTACCGGCGCGGTAGGCTCTGTCACTGCAGAAGCAGGGGCAGATGTTCCTGTAACAGGTCTTGAAGCTACAAGTGCGGTGGGTTCGGTTACCGTTATCGAAGGTCAGGGTATCGACGTACCTGTCACAGGTGTGTCCGCGACTTCTGCTGTTGGATCAATTGACTCGGTTACTGGCACTGCAAGAGTATTCCCAACTGGAGTTGAGGGTAGCGGAGAAGTGCGAGCTGTGCTAGTCTGGGGCAACATCGTCCCTGATCCCGGCACCATTTGGAATGATATAGACCCATCTTCAGGAACTATTTGGACCGAGATAGCGGCATAAGGAAAACAACATGGCTAGTACATACGCAGTCAACACAGGCATAGAACTAATCGCTGACGGCGAACAGTCGGGTACATGGGGCGATACTACAAATACAAACCTTCAGATCGTTGACCGACTGACGAGCGGTGTAGGTTCAATTGCACTTTCTGGCACAACGCATACTCTGTCCACTTCTGACGGTGCGTTGTCCGAGGGTCAGTATAAGGTTCTCGTGTTTGGCGGATCACCCAGCGGGACGAACACTGTTACGGTCACTCCGAACGACCAGAGCAAGCAGTACTTTATTGTTAACAACTCTGGGCAAAGTGTTATTATCTCGCAAGGGTCTGGGTCTAATGTGACCGTTGTTGACGGATCAACAGACATTATCTACTGCGATGGTGCAGGATCAGGTGCTGCTGTCGTCAGCCTTTCTTCCAACTTGTCTGGCTTCTTAACCACTGCCAACAATCTTTCTGACTTGGCAAGCGCAGTAACGGCTCTGACCAACTTGGGCCTTACCGCCACGGCAGCGGAAATTAATGTCCTCGACGGCATCACCGCAGACACTGCAGAGCTAAACATCCTCGACGGCGTGACTTCGACCACAGCCGAGCTAAACATACTTGACGGCGTCACCGCAGACACAGCCGAGCTAAACATCCTTGATGGCGTCACGGCTACCACTGCCGAGTTGAATATCCTTGATGGCGTTACGGCTACCGCCGCAGAGTTGAATATCCTTGACGGGGTTACGGCGACCACTGCCGAGTTAAACATACTTGACGGGGTTACGGCAACGACTGCCGAGCTAAACATTCTAGACGGAGTAACATCCACCACCGCCGAACTAAACATTTTAGACGGTGTGACTGCCACAACCGCAGAATTGAACTACAACGACATCACAACGCTTGGCACGTCAGAGGCCAGCAAGGCGGTCACTGCGGATGCAAATGGCGTCGTTACTTTTGATAATGGGATCATCGAGGAGTTCACGGCGGTTACATCGTCGGGCAACGCGACAACGGTAAATTCTCGTGACGGCACAGTGTTTAGTCACACGCTGACAGAGAACACTACGTTCACGTTCAGCAATCCCGCAGCCTCTGGTAAGTCTTCAGGTTTTGCCTTAACAATCGTGCAGGATGCAAGCGCCAGCGGCTTCACGGTGACGTGGCCCGGCGCAGTGGCTTGGCCTAACGGTAATACACCGGCGCTTACAGGTACGGCAAACGCCGTAGATCAGTTTGTGTTCTACACAACTAACGGCGGTACGACTTGGTACGGTTTCCAGTCGGGACTGGACATGAGCTAATGCTTATTTGGGAAAAACTTCTGATGTCTTCGTCAGTTTCGGGTCAACCCGGACAAGAAGCCTTTACAACTCCGGGAACGTACTCTTGGGTTGCTCCTTCCGGGGTCACTAGCGTTTCAGTAGTCTGTGTGGGCGGCGGTGGCGGTGGTGGCTCTGGATTAGGCGGTGCGGGCGGCGGTGGCGGCTTGGGTTATAAAAACAACATCACTGTTACCCCCGGATACTCTTACACAGTTGTAGTGGGTGCGGGCGGTGTAGTTAACGGAGATGGCGAAGATTCAACTTTCACGGCTTCTTTTGGGACACTGACTGCTGAGGGTGGGGGTGGCGCACCTGCGCCCAACTATGGTGCTGGTGGCAGCCGTATAAACGCAGACGGTGGTGGCGATGGCGGAACAGGGGTAGGCGGTTCCGGAGGTTCATACGGTGCTGGCGCTGGTGGTTATAGTGGTAACGGTGGAACCAGCAGTGTTCCCACCCCCGATGGCACCGGATATGGCTCAGGCGGTGGCGGCGGTGCTGGTGCCAATCTCACCGGAAACGCCTCCGGTGGTGGCGTTGGAATACTTGGCGAAGGCGCTAATGGCGCTGGTGGTAATTCTAATGGTGACCCCGGAAAAGGCGGTTCTGGAGGCACAGATGGTGATTCAGCGGTGTCTGGCACAGGCGGTCTTTACGGTGGGGGTGGTGCTGGCCCCGGTGGCGGTGGCGCAGTACGCATTATTTGGCCCGGAACTACGCGACAGTTCCCATCGACAGATACCGGAGATGTATAGATGCCTCTAACCAAACTTCAGTTCCAGCCCGGTATCAACAGAGAATCCACCTCGTATAGCAACGAAGGTGGTTGGTACGATATGGACAAAGTGCGGTTTCGCATGGGTTATCCCGAGAAGATTGGTGGGTGGACAAAGCTGGGTATCAAGTCTTTTCTGGGTTCGTGTCGTGCATTGCATTCGTGGAGAACGATTGCTTTAAATAATTATCTAGGCGTTGGCACCAGCGACAAGTACTACATCGAAGAAGGTCAGGGCTATTACGACATCACTCCTATCAGAGAAACGACCTCGGCAGGGGATGTAACTTTTGCTGCATCGGATGGCTCGTCTACAATTACTGTGACCGACACAAATCACGGTGCGGTGTCGGGAGATTTTGTTACCTTTAGCGGCGCGGTGTCTTTAGGTGGGTTAATTACAGCAAATGTCTTAAATCAAGAGTATAAGATTAACTCTATCGTGGGTAGCAACAGCTACACAATAATCGCCAGAGAAGTAAACAGCGTTGCTGATATTACCGTTGATGGTGTATATACTCCAGTTGCCGTTACGGCAAACAGTTCTGATTCGGGGAATGGTGGCTCCTCTGTCGTAGGCGCGTATCAGATCAACACGGGCCTCGATACTTCTGTGTACGGCAATGGTTGGGGCGCTGGAACTTGGTCGCGTGGTGCTTGGAACTCTGGGGCGGTTATTGATACTTTAACAGATACATTGCGTCTATGGTCACACGATAACTTCGGGGAAGACCTGATAATAAACGTGTACAACGGCGGTATTTACTATTGGGACGGATCATCATTAACTACAAGAGCCGTTCCATTAAGTTCTCTTGCCGGGGCGAGCAACACTCCAACAGTTGCCGCTAAGGTTATTGTCTCTGATGTTGACAGGCACGTTATTGCTTTCGGTGCAAACCCACTCGGTAGTTCAGTACAAGACCCCTTGTTAATAAGGTTCTCCGATCAAGAGAACGCCGCTGACTGGACTCCGTCAACAACCAATACTGCGGGGGATTTGCTTATTGGCTCTGGGTCAAGAATTGTTACAGCGATTGAAACCCGCCAGCAAATATTAATATTCACAGACACATCCCTGCATGTAATGCAGTACTTAGGACCACCGTTTACATTTGGGATCAACATGATCTCAGAGAACGTGACAATAGCAAGTCCCAACTCTGCGATAGCAATTGAAGATAACGTCTTTTGGATGGGTAATAACGAGTTCTATAATTATGGTGGCGCAGTTCAAAAGTTACCCTGCACCGTACGTGATTACGTCTTTTCTGACTTTAATCAAAACCAATCTGAAAAAGTATTCGCCGCATCTAATACGTCATTCTCTGAAGTATGGTGGTATTACCCCTCGGCCAATAGTGAGAATGTAGACCGTTATGTTGTTTATAACTACCAACAGAACATCTGGTATTACGGCACCTTAGCTCGTAGCGCGTGGATGGATCGTGGTGTTGAACAAAACCCTATTGCGGCAGGGTTGGACGGATACCTCTATACGCATGAGAATGGCTTTGATGATGGAAGTCAAAACCCTGCAACTGCAATCTCTGCTTATATTGAGTCTAGTCAGTTTGATATTGGGGACGGCAACAACTTCTCGTTTGTAAGTCGGATCATTCCAGACGTTACGTTCAGGGACTCAACTGCGAGTTCTCCGTCTGTTACGTTTACGATGAAAGCAAGGAACTTCCCCGGCGGCAATTATCTACAGGAAGATGATAGCATAATAACAAAGACAGCTACTGTTCCAGTAGAGCAGTTTACAAATCAGGCAAACATAAGATTGCGCGGACGATCAATGGCTTTGCGTGTAGACTCTAACGGAACAGGTATGACTTGGCGGCTTGGGTCTCCTCGCATGGATGTTAGACAGGACGGGCGCAGGTAATGTCCGTAAGAGAAGCGCCAGTCCCATACTTCCCGATTGCGCCGCAGGCATACGATCAGCGGTACATGTCCGAAGTGGTGCGAGCTTTCTCTGTATATCTGGCTCAGGCACAAAACCCCGGAACGGCTGTATTTAATACTTTAAACCTGTTAAACTTACCCGCATATGCCGATAACGCTTCCGCTGTAGCTGGTGGATTGTCTGTAAACGATGTGTATAAAACCTCTACTGGCGAACTAAGGATAGTAATATGAGTGACGCAACAATCATTACAATGTCAGACGGTAGCCGTTGGAAGCCTGCTACCTCTGTGGATACTATACAGTGCCACAACTGCGATAACTTGGTGGACACACCGGAAGAAGTAGCGTCATACCCTGATGGCAACTGCCCAGACTGTGGTGAGACATGGACTGATACAACTAAGCGGCACACGGCTATCACCGTCACAATGCCACAATCCGCAGACGGAGGAACTATGTAATGCCAGAACCAGATTACGGCGTAAGTCTATCAGCACCAACAAAATCAATAAAACCAAAAGCAAGGACAGTAGCAGCATCAAAAGCATCAAGGCCAAAAGCGGCTGCACCAAGGAGCTTTATGGATAAGTTTAAGGCCAGTATTACTGGTCCACCAGTAGAAAATAAAGTTACCTCATACTCCCACCCAACGGATAATGATGACTCCGGTGCTTCAGCCATGCAGGGCGGGATAAAGTCACTAAGCGGTGCCACAGCAGATGCTGACATGTATGCCGAGAACCTAAAGCGTTATAACGATTACCTGAAAAGTCAGGGACGGCCTGTAGGTGGTCCGATGGGCGGTAAGGGTGGCCCTCGTACCATGCCTCAACAACCAGAGATCACGCCAGAGATGCGTGAAGCTGCTTTGGGTATGTTCGAGTCTCAGCAGGGTGCGGGTCAGGTTCCTTACTATATGGCTGCGGCTCGTGACGATGTAAATTACCGACAAGGCAGGAGTCGTGACAACTTTGTACCTTACCGACAAGGCGGGAATCGTGACGACTTTGGTATGCCTATTGTAGGTGGCCCTCCACCGCAAAATCCCAACATGAGTCCAGCGTTCCAATATGCTGCACAGAACTATGATGTGCTTGGTGGTTCGCAGCGCCTTGCCCCTCGTCCTATGGAGATGATGAGCGTAGCGGAGCGTAATCGCATTAATGATATGTCTCAGGCTATGGCAGATCAAGCTGCACAACGGCGGATGGAAGAGAACGAATACCGAAAAGGTTTAACAGCTGGTAAGGGCGGTCCTCGAACTCTGCCTCAACTGCACGGCGGTCAATTTAGTTCAATGGAACAATTGATGGAGTTTCAGCAAGCCAACCCAAGCATGAACCTGATGGGGGAGTATCAGAGACTACAAGGTCTAGGGGGCGGCACACAAACTCAACCACCAATGCCTCAGCCTCAATACGGCGGGGGACTATCTTCCATACTTGCAAAAAGGTTTGGACCTATGGGTGGTTCAGGGGGATTTGGTTTCTAATAGACTTGGGAGGGTCGCCAAAACTGTGAGTTGACGGAGATATACTATGTGGTGTGTTCTTGTATTTATCGGGTACGGACACACTTTCGTAAACAACTATGGCACGAAGTTCTATAAAATTTGCTACTACGACTGTGGCGCACCGGGCGGCAAGAACGGTCAATGGCACGATAGACGATACGTTGTCCACCCAGA